ATGCAGATCATCGGTGTTAAGATCGAGAACAGGACAGGAGAAGACAGTGATTTTCAGGCGTTCGACTTGTCCGAAGTAAATTATATTTCAGTCTATCGACGTACTAAAAATTCTGAATTGCTACCCGTCTATCACACAACCCATGGAGGATATGCCCCGCTGCTCACCCTTAAGGATATTTCTCAAGCCCTCAGAAAGTATGGATTCGACTATATAGACAAGTCCACCATAGTCAACCGTACCCGGATCAAACGTACCAGAACAACAGATGACGGACAATATGTTACGACATTTGTCGACAACAGCGAAATTGTGGTTGCTTCACGAAGTCGTTACAGATAAAGGGATTATATGCAACTCGACCCCCTTGAGTTGCATCCTTGACTCGACATATTATGACGGATTATGCAAGTGGATAGGTGGATAATTAGGACATAAGACATATTGGTGCGGTAAAAACTTTAGGAATTACTAAAGTTTTTACCGGATCGGGAGGCCATTAGCCTCCGTCGCTCCGCTATTTTTTATCTGAGACCTTCCAGGTATAGAGCATTTCACAGCTAGGCAATTTTAAAGCTCTGGCTATCGTAACGGCTGTCCCCAGCCCCATGCGGGTATGGTTGCTGGCATATTCAGATAGCTGGCTCTCGGAAATGCCGGTTATGATGTGCACCATGCGCTGATTGATACCGGTCTCAGCATAAAGCTCGCGAAGTCGACAACGATCCGGCTCATACCGCATCGTGTTACTCCTTTAATTGTGATTTTAGGGTGGTGGTTCACTTAGAGTTATTTGCCTGCTCCTGTAACTCAAGCAATTGATTAATCTGGCCTTCTACAAACTTTTTGTACTTGTCGTCCAACTGATCGTATTTCTCTACTATTAGAGAAATCATGTTGGTTGAATTGTTCAGAGCACTCAAATCGTTATTAGAATCATCCAGCAGCCAATTTTTATCAACATTGTACATCAATGATACGCAATTAATAAAAAGCTGTGTAGGCGTGACATTACCAAGCTCGATATTCGCAAGGTTTCCTCTCGATATACCAATAGAACTGGCAAACTCATCTTGAGTAAGATTATTTGCTTTTCGTATCAGTTTTATCTTCTCAGACAAATTCATTATTTAATTCACCTCCACAAACATAATATTAATGTCCAAATATGTTTGCGTCAATACCAAATGATTTCAAACAAACATAATTAATTTTAAAAATGTATTGACGCAAACATTAAAATCATTTAAATTGTAATCAGGCAAGCAAATAAATGTAATATGACAAGCAAAAGGGGGAATCAAAATGGGAAACGATAAAGCGAGTCCAATTAAGACCGCATTTGAAATCGGTTCATTAGCTGGACAACTAACTCCTCAGAATCAGTCATATGTCTTAAATACCATAAATGCTTTATTGTTCAGCCAGCAATCGACTAGTTCAGTTGCATCCAAAAAGATGGCCGTAGGGTAAAAAAACTACGTTCTATGATCTCAAAATAACGGTGGGAGAAATCCCACCGTAGTCTGAGGAAGGGAGGGGCCGTGTACGATCACGATTACAACAATCAAATTATCTGCTAATGAAACGATGGTATACAACGCTCACAAACGCATTTTCGGCTTTGAGTGTAATCCGTTTCAAGTCAAAAGGTTGGCAGAGTATATCGAAGATGTAGGGGTGGATGGGTCACTTGTCGTCCATGCGATGGAACAAGTCAAGGAATTATCACATCAATACAGTTTTAAATTTATCGTTCATTTTCTTGATCGATACCAGCGGCAAGGAATTTTGAAGTTACCTCAAGCTATCGAGTTTGATCAGAGTCAGCCTCTAAGTCCACAAAAAGGGCTCTGAGGGGAGCGGTCGGGTTATAGCGATCATCCAAATCATACCTAATGTCTTTAATGCCAGATCCGTTAACACAGATGGTTGAAACGTCCTCGTTTGATTGAAATGCAATGTTACTGACATGTTGGTAGACTCCATTTTCATCAGGGATATAGACACAGATGTTGCTATCAGCCTTATGAACTCCGAGCACAAAATTTTCTTCAATATCAATAAAGAAGGTTCCTAAGGGTATTGCCTTGGGGAACATTAACCACTTGCCTGAAATTGTTTCTATTAGTTGATGAATTTCGGTATCAAAGTTATCTGGAATATCGCACATTGTTTTATTCCTTTCATAAAGTATTTGATGGTTTTGGCATTAACAATTCTAGCAAATCGTTGGGAGAAATCCTACCGTAGTCGTATCAGGGCAGAACCCTCCGGGCTGGTTTTATCAGATTCAGCCTAAGAGATAGTTGTCAGACACATCAAGAGCATTGGCTATGCGGGCCAAATTCTTGTGTCTCGGTTCAAAGTTCCCGTTCAACCAGCGTTCTACTGTGACGGGCGATACGTTTGCAAGCATGGCTAAAGCAATCGCGTCTAGTCCTCGATCTTCCATTGCGGAGGATAGGCGTTTGGAAAAATCCGAATCAAAAAAAGAAGAAAAACATGTATCACTCTCCTTTCTCCCGGAGGGTGCTGCCTTGATACGACGACACTACTATTTTAGCAGATTTTAGGAGGGAGATAGGGACGTGTTAGTATCCCAAACAACAAAGGTGATGCGTTCAATTTTGGAAATGCTGGACGTACCTGAGCAAAAGCTTGCTATTCAGCAAATCAGCAAGGAATACGCTGTTGAGGATAGTGTGCCGCGTGCTTATTCAGACGCTGAATTGGCTCAACGTTACGATGTCAATGTCAGAACTGCCCGAAAGTGGTTGGCAGCGGGTAAGATTAAAGGATTTCAGAACGATGACGGTCGTTGGTATACACGTGCTGATTGGGTGGACGAATACGAACTGACCAAAGCCGGGATGTTGAAGGAGGTTGAATATGATACCAGAGGAGCTTAAGCGGGACCGCTACTGGCGCAGCACTCTACACATTTTCCTGGAAAGTGATAGATTGCGACAATTCGTTGCAACCCATATTGACTTTGATGCTCGCACTATTAATACAGGCGGCTTGAAACGTATTTCACGACCGTGGAGCCAATCAGAACGATTCATGCTTAACCTAGCACTACATTTATTTAACGAGCAACACAAGCTTAGCAACCTGTCAGACATGGATTACCTTGATTCAAATAATAAACGCATCGCCTTAGAGGCTATTAAACTTCGATTCATGTGAGGGGGTGTGCTGAGTGGATTTGAATCTGCAGAACTGGCGTAGCTTCAGGCACTTGCAGGACTTAATCCGGTTTAGGGATAGCGGCAAGACGCTTGACGCGGGTGACGACTGGCTGGACAAGGAAATCCACGACATCATGATTGACTTGGGATTGAAGGAACAAAAAAAGCAATCCTCCGGGTTAGGAGCCGGAAGATTGCAGGCATTACAAAATATTCAAAAGTATTATATCACAGTTCGTCGCCTCATTAAAAGGGGGCTTGCTAAGTGATCGTTTTGAAAGGCGATATCGTCCGCACCAAGAGCGGAGCGGTCGGGGAGGTCAAGGAGATCTCGGGCGTTGCCAGAGAGTTCATTAAATTGACCATAAACGGAGTCAAGTCGCCGCCTATGTTTGCATCAGAGGTCACTGAGATTATCGAGCGGCCAAATGCCGAGCGGCATAAGCAGAAGAAATGGGCTTCATCCCCACGGGAAAGGGGGTGATAAGTATGCATATATCTTTGGACAAGCTTGCTGGAGGCGCCGCTGCTGAGAAGCTCAATATCGAGCTGGCTAAGTTGGCCGCCAACGTTATGGACCCGAACACAAAGGCAGAGGCGGCCCGTACGGTTACGCTGACGATTGCAGTCAAGCCCAATAAGCAAAGACAGGTTGGTGACGTGGAAATTAACGTCAAGTCTAGCCTGGCCCATTCCACGGGAATTCCTACAGCCTTCACGTTCGATTTCGATACTGACGGAGCTGCGGTTCTCAAGGAATTGCCAAATCGGGAACACGATCCGAACCAGACTCAATTGTCTGATGCAGGGGATGTTACAGATGGCCATGGGAAGTCACTGGCTGACAACAAGGTCGTTGGTATGTATCGCTAATCTTTGAAAAATGAATAGGAGGATTATTTGAATGATCAAATCAGCAATTGAAAAGATTTTGAGCCTGGCCGGTATTCACACTACCGAAATTGGTGAGCAGGTGTATACCAATCAGGAATTGCGGCGAGTATCTGAGCCCACAGCCTCGACACTGAAAGTTCGTAACCTTAGCGGTCTTGTGGACTATCTTCGTAATGACTTTGATGCCAAGCTTCCTGTCATGGTGCACATCGAGTCACCGACGCTTGTCAGTGCAGTTACTGGCTTCAATAGGAACGTGGAACGTAACACGCTGATCCAGGCAGAGGCGCTGTTGCCTAATATCCGATTCGGTGATTTTTACGATGTTGAGAGATTTAACATTCTATTACAAAGCTGCTTTGTAGAGAACGGTGTGAGAAGTAAGCTCCTTGCCATCGTCGGGAATGTAAGGGACGAAAATGTAATGAGCTTTGGCGACAATGGGATTAGTCAACAGGTGACTGCAAAAACCGGAGTGGCCACTGCTGAGATCGTGCCTGTTCCTAACCCTGTCAATCTGAAGCCTTACCGGACTTTCGTCGAGATTGAACAACCGGAATCGTCATTCGTATTCCGGATGCAGGATGGTCCTTCTGCCGCGATCTTCGAGGCCGACGGAGGCGAATGGAAGCTTCGCGCAATTCAGGAGATCAAGTCTTATCTGGATGAAGCCCTTAAGGAGCAAATCAGTAGTGGCCAGGTCGTCATTATTGCCTAATTGATCATTTTATGTGCCGGGAGGCTAGTCCTCCCGGGCTATTAAAAGGAGGAGAACGTGTGTTACAGGAAGCTCTTCGCAAGCTGCAAAAGGAGATAACTGATTCCAAAGGTGATGATTATACAAATTTAGTAGGCTCTTTCTTGATGGATCATATCCGTCAAAACCCGCATCATGCACCACTTATCGTGGCTGAGGGAAAATCCGTAGCAGGGAGCCTGAAAGCCATGCAAACAGAGGCTAGTAAAAAGAAGAAAGGCAACTTCGCAATGCTGACACCGGATCAAGGATTTGCAGTTGTACTCAAGTATTATGGGATTTCAAGTAAGAAATCAGCCTCAGAGCCCGCTCCGGCACCCCAGACTTTGGACATTTCGCTTGATGAACTAATGGAAGATTTGATGTAGGAGGGATGGGAATGCCTAAGGATGCCGCGTTTGCTGCACATAAGGCTCATTTCGGGCCTATTAGTAAAGAATTAATAGATTACGTGAACAATTGCGTTTTGCTCAGAAGCCGCTACCTCTTTATTCAGACAAAGAAGGGGATTCAATCAGCCTATTGCACCCATTGCAAGCGAACTCACTATCCCAATAATCCGCTGAGACACCGGGAATTTACCGACTGTCCAAAATGTAACTCGCGTTGCATGATCTATAGGGCCAACGTTGGCCGCAAATATCTTTGTGATTTCGCCTATGTTGTTCACTACCAAAAATCCATTATTGATTCATCTGTTGTCACGGCTGTAGGTTTTTACGTGCGGCGAGACTATACAGGGGATTTCAAGAAAGTAGAAACATTGTTTAGACCTTCATGCAGCTATGTTTTCAAGATGGGAGATAGCTCGGCATATAGCACATACAATGGCGATGACTGGCACCGTATGGACAGAGTTATCTCAGAATATTCACTTTATCAGAATATACCCAAATATTATTCCCGGGAGAGCATTGCAATAGCTGTTGATGGTACTCCTTTGCAGTACAGCACCTGGGAGCAATACAACGAGCAGGATATGACTAAGTTTTTCGCACTTTATACGGAGCACCCCTGCATTGAGTACCTCACGAAGATGAATCTTACCTACTTTGTCAAGGCGAAGCTATACGGCATGAGAACGTATGATGCAATCAATTGGAGAGGGAAGACGATAGAGCAGATTCTGCGGCTTAAGAAACAGGATATACGTAGATTCCTGGAGTGTTACCCTCAGATAAAATTCAGCGATGATGCTCTTGCCCTGCGATTGTATCAACTGACCTTGAACGATAGTGACCGTCCAACGCTCGGAAGCCTTGGAAAACTGTCTGATTCCATAGAAGTCTTATGGCCTGACCTGAAGCGCATGTTCAAGTATCAGAGTGTTGTGAAGTGTGTGAAGTATGTGGAGCGGCAATTCCAGAGGGGGAAGAAGGAACATTATCGTTACCGGGATAGTGTTTTGCGCATGTGGAAGGATTACATGGAACAGTGTAAAATGCTTGAATTTGATCTATCCCGGATTGAGGTTGTTTTCCCTCATGATCTCCATGCAGCCCATGAGAATACGACATCACAGGTAAAGATCAGCCTGTCTGACATAGAAAAGCGAAAGATTGCTGCAAGATTTAAGACCCTGGAGCGTCGCTATCATTTTGAATTCAAAGGGTTCGTCTTGCGACCGGCTAAGTCCGCCAATGAAATTATTGAGGAAGGAAAAAAACTTCATCATTGTGTGGGAGGATACGCCCAGCGACATGCAGATGGCAAGACAAATATTCTCATGATTCGCAAGGTTTCGGCTCCAAATGAGCCGTTCTATACGATGGAGATCAAGAATAACAAAATCGTTCAATGCTATGGGATGCGACATTCCTTGCCTGCGGCCGATCTACAAGCTTTTATTGAGGCTTTTAAGGCGGAGAAGATTGCTCCAAAACCCAAAACAGTGCCGCTTGAGCGGCAGGAGGTAGCGGTATGACCAAACAAACAAAGCAAGTCGTTGCGAAGGAGTCAGTTCAGGTATCGGATAGAACTCCTCAATTGATCGCAGCAGAAATCCGGAGCATTGATGCACAAGCCCGCAAGGTCGTGATGGACAGCGCAATCGAGATCGGGAAGAGGTTGATCGAAGCCAAGGAGCTTGTCGCTCATGGTGAATGGGGCAAATGGCTGGAATTGAATGTGAACTACAGTCAATCGAGCGCTAATAACTTTATGCGTATTGCTACTGAATACGAGGGCGCAAATTCACAAACGTTTGGCAATCTTTCTTATTCCCAGGCTGTGGCTCTTCTGGCCGTACCAGCAGAGGAAAGAGAAGGGTTTGTAGAGGAAACCAATGCTTCTGAGCTTTCGTCTCGGGAATTGAAGGCTGCAATTGAAGCCCGGCAAGAAGCCGAAAGGAAGCTCCTAGAGGAGCAGGAACGTGCGGAAGCAGAGCGGAAGGCTCGCGAGGAGTTGGAGGCCAGGCAAAAAGAGCAAGAGGAACAGGTTGCTTCTTTACAGGCCGAGATTGAGAAGGCAGTGAGTGCTAAAGATACACCAACGGCGGCCAAACTCAGAACGGAGCTGAAGGAAGCCAAGCAAAGCGCTGATAGTTATCGCGCTAAGATCAAGGAGCTTCAGGAGGAATTAAAGAAAAAGCCTATCGACATTCCGAGCATCGAGCGTGTTGAGGTTATTCCAGAAGAGACGCAAAAGGAGCTTGAAGCTCTGCGTAAGCGTGAGCAAGAGCTTGCGGCCAAGCTACGTGAAGGAGAGGAAACCACAGCCAAGGAACTGGCTGCTCTCCAGGAACAGCTTGCTAAGAACAATAATACGGTACGGATCAAGGTGCAGGAGCGTCTTAATCTGCTGGTGACTAATTTCAATGAACTGCTGACAGCGATCGCCGAGGAGCAGAACGAGGAGGAAGCCAAGAAGTTCAAAGGCGCTGTGGTGAAGCTCTGCGACAAGATCAAAGGTCAACTCTGATGTTCTTCTTCATCTTTGATAATGAGCAGTACAAGCCCGGCACGGTCTGTCTTGTTACTAGCAGTCGTCGGGACGAAGGCAAGAAGGTTGTCATAGACAAGGTTAATGGTAATTTCGCTTGGTGCTATGACAACCGGCCTGTAAAGCACCGCATAAACCGTCGTGGGGAGCGGGTAGTCGAATTTGACCCGGCCTGTGTCTTATCAGGTTACAGTCTTGATGATTTAGCGATAACAAGCGATATTCCCCTTCAGGATGATGGATGGGGAGCGAAGTGGAGAAGGGAGCGGTTAGGCCTATGAGCGACCAAAACAAAGGACTTTACAATAAATTCAAAATCGTCAATCGGGAGACGGGCGAAGAGGCAGACGGGGACTTTTTTGTCCTCAAGCCCATCAATGATCCGGCAGCCAGGGCTGCGCTATTGACTTACGCAGAGAAAACGGACAACAAGCAGCTGGCTGTTGATATAAAAGTCTGGCTACACACGTTGTCGATTGGGGGGCCGATTCTGATAGGACGATATAACACAGCCAAACACCGCGCAGATATGATGCTTCCGGAAAACGAACGCACTGACAAACCGGTCAAGTTTCGAGCGCTAAAAGATATCTATTGGGATGATTGGGGAAAATTTCGCCGCGTATTCGTGAAAGGCCGGATATATGAAGGTGTTCAGCATTCAGACGGAAGTGTCTCGGGATACAGTCCTTACTATGATGTGAGTGATGGTCTGGACCCAGGAGAATACGAACTGATTTAGTGACATTCCGAAAAAAAGTGCAGCTAAGGAGGTAAGTCATGAAGCGATTTGATTCGATAATCGAAGCCATGAGGGAGGTTAGGAAAGCCTCTAAGAATTTGGATTTGAACGAGGAAATTTTCCTGGCTGTAGATTATTGGGGAGATACCTACTATGTTTCAGATGATGCGTGGGACGTAGGCTCAGTTATAACAAAAGACTATTGCGAAAACCATACTGACTCGTCACCCGAGAGAGTGGCAGATGAGTGGAAAGTAATTGAATATTGTCGAGCAGAAAAGAAAGAAACTTATCCAAATACCTATGAAAAGGCAAAGAAGCCATCCTTTAAAAGCGATGTTGAATTAATCAGGAAATTCGGATCAATTTCGCCAGAATACAGCGTTGACTTCAATATAAGTTGAATTGCACAGTACGGAAAAAGAAAAGGAGGGTAAGGCAATGCCTAACAAGGAAGGTCGGTACAACAAGCTTGAGGTGAAGCGCAGCGGCTTGCCGGTATACATTCCTCGCTCCAGCCGCTGGACAAGCAAGCCTTACCGTTTTGCTGTCCTGTTGACAAGGAGACGTTGCCAGCAATTCGGAGTACCTGTCAAACAGAATGAAGCTCCTGGAGCATTCCTGTTTTCTGCCAGCGCAGGAGCGGGCACTAGTGACCAGCAGCACAGGTACTATCCGCTTTTTGATCGCACAACGGACATGGCTGGCAATGAATCAGCCAGGCTGTATCCTCATGAGATTATGAAACCGGACTAAAAGAGAAGGTGAGAACTTGGACTACATTACGGAAATCAGCTCCTTTTATGATTGGCTCGAAACAAACACGTTGACTGATTCTGCTATTGTTCTGTGGCACGCTTTGATGCACACATGCAATCGGGCAGGATGGCCAGACGAGTTTACTGTAGCTGTATCAACCTTATCTAATAAGACAGGTTTGAAAAAGGATGCGATTAACCGAGCCCGTCACCGGCTACAACAAACGGGCAGAATTGATTTTCAGAGCCGCTCTGGACAGCAATCAGCAGTTTACAGAATTATTCCTTTTGCATCGTTTAAAACGACTCAAAGCAAGTCATTAACAGATAGTGACGTTTTAAACGACTCAAACCGCGTCATAAACCGACCGCAAAGCGCGTCACAAGGTCAATCACAAAGCGCTTCTATTAATAAAGATTTAAATTCTTCTTCTACTTCATCTTCTTACGAGTCGTTCTATGCAGCTCACGAAAGAGTGTTCGGATATGGATGCAATCCCTTTCAGGCTCAACAACTCGCGGACTACATAGATCAAGACGGCATCGAGGAGCGCGTTGTTATTCGGGCGATAGAAAGAGCTGCTTCGACTTCAGGCAGGTACAATTTCAAGTTGATTGCAAAGATACTAGACGATTATTTCAAGTCAGGAGTAAGGACATTGGAACAAGCTATAGCTATTGATGCACAGTTTGAAGCGGAAAGAACCAAACCGACAACATACAAAAACCGCAAAGGAAAGACAAGTTTCGCTGATATGGCAAAGGGGATGGCCGCTAATGAAAATTGAAGAGGTAGGCAAGCTATTTGACCTTATCATTGAGTATTACCCGATTTTCTCCGGCGACGGGGATAAGCTCAAAGCTTGGCATGATGTCCTTAGAGGTGTGACATACGAGACGGCCCAGCAGAACTTAATCCAATATGCATCGGATCCGGACAATAAATTTCCTCCTCATCCTGGAGCACTTGCGCGGCGAACTGACGCTAAAACGGATGCCGAGCGTTATCACGATCATATGAAACAGACAGGCGTTCTCACTCTAGCTCAATATGATCAACTTCGGCAGGGCGTGGTGGCACCAAGCTCCGACATCATCAGAAGGGTGCGTGAACAGCTTGGCTGATTTAAGAACTTTACCCAACAGCATGACATCAGAACAGGCGCTACTCGGGGTGCTGTTGATCGAACCCAAGTCAATTGTTCAGATTTCGGATACGCTTCAGCCAGAACACTTTTACGCTGCCCAACACAGGTGCATTTACGAAGCAATTCTGGAGCTTGAACAGGCCGGAAAAACAACTGATTTGGTCAATGTCACGGCCCGGCTGACAGAGCGAAAGCAGATTGAGGATATTGGTGGAGTAAAATACTTATCGGATTTATCAAGAGCTGTGTCCCGAACGATATCCAGCGAGACTGACATAAAGGACTATGCAGACACCATCAAAGATAGATTTTTGCACAGAGAGACGATCATTCGTCTGGAGCGAGAAGCGGCAGCTGCATGGGAGGCCGACACAGGTTATGAGGCCGCTGTACGTGTGCAGGCTACTGCAAACATCTTATCAGATCAGGCTGCACGACCAAAAGAATTCCGGACGATGAAGGAATTAGGTATGGCAGCGTTCGAGCTTCTGGAGCAGAGATTTGCAAATTCGGGTGACGAAGTGACAGGTATTTCATCAGGGTACAGTGATCTTGATGGGATGACATCAGGATTCCAGGATTCAGATTTGATCATTGTTGCAGCTCGCCCTTCTGTCGGAAAAACAACATTTGCACTGAACATCTCACAGCATGCGGCGATTCGCGAAAAAAGGAAGGTTGCTCTGTTTAGCCTGGAGATGTCGGGTGAGCAGCAAACTTTGAAAATGATGAGCGCCGAGAAGATGATTGATGCTAACCGCATTCGGACGGGTTTTCTAAGGTCGGAGGATTGGGATAAGGCTGCCTTTGCAGTTGGAGAACTGGCTGAGGCCGACATTTTCATTGATGATTCTGCGTCAATCACGGTTTCCGAAATCATGAACAAATGCCGTCGCCTGAAAAATAAGGTAGGTCTGGACATGATCGTAATCGACTATTTACAGCTCATTTCCGGAGATCGTCAAGGAGAAAATCGTCAGCAGGAAGTGTCCGAAATATCGCGCAAACTTAAGCAGCTTGCCCGAGAGTTAAATGTGCCGGTTATCGCATTATCCCAGCTCAGCCGGGCTGTTGAGCAGCGGCAGGACAAGCGGCCAATGTTGTCCGACCTGCGGGAATCGGGCTCCATTGAGCAGGATGCTGATGTAGTCGCGTTCCTTTACCGGGATGATTACTATGATCGCGAAACGGAGAAGCCCAACATCATTGAAATTATTATCGCCAAGCAGCGGAATGGTCCGGTCGGTACGGTCGAACTGGTATTTATGAAGGACTTCAATAAATTCGCTAATTATGAAAGATCACACGCAGTTTAGGAGGGATAGGATGGCAAAGGTTTTACCTGATCAGCATGGCGTACAAGATTTAGGTCCGGCTACAGCAGCTAATTATCAGCGATCCTTAAACGCAGCAAGACGTGTCTATGCCAGGGCTGATGCTGATGATAAAAAAGCCATCTCCGGAATGATCAGCGATTGTGAATATGTCATCGAATGGCTTTCAACCGGACGTCGCCCCGGAAATAAGCGAGGTGTTGAAAGACTGGCCGCATATCAGCGTGAAAAGTTGGTGGATCCTCTTCGAATGCAGGCATTTGTCAGCAATGCGAAGGCAGGGAGCCCTAGCAACCTGAGTGATTGGGAGAGGTTTCAGATCGAAGATGCCCTATCTCGCTTAAGCGAACGCGAACGAGAGTGTTATGTGATGGCTCATGGTGAGTGCTTTTCTTTCGGAGAGATCGCCAATATGCTAGGATTAAGTAAAGGAAGCGTTGAGGAATATGTAGAACGAGCCCAAAAGAAAATATCGGAAGACCTTCAAACTAGCCTATTCCTGGTGCCGCCGGAATAGGCTTTTTAATTTTTGTTAGAAGAGGAAAAACGAACATGATGTCGAATTGACTAATGAAAACTCATATTATCTGGAGGTTTAGAATGAGATCACTTTTTTCAGGATACTAAACCCCAACAGAAGCAGAATTTGAGCAAATATGGAGAGAGTGTATTTTTATTTTTGATACTAATACTCTCTTGAACCTATATAGATATGATGAAAAAACGAGGGGATTTTTGTTAAGAGTAATGGATCTTATTAGTGATAGAATTTGGATTCCTCATCAGATTGCTCTTGAATACCACAAACATATGCTAGATGAAATTCACAATCAGAACAATACATATCGAGACATTATAGACTATGTTAGAGACAATATTGATGACCTTAAGAAATGGTTAAGTAACTTGCGGAATTCCAATATTAACTTAGAAGAGATTATAGCTATACTTGATGAATCGCAAAACAAGATAGTCACAAATTTAGAAGCTCAGGAAAAGGACCAACCTGATTTAATTCAAATCATGAACCAAATAACTAGTTTACTTGAAAATAAAATAGGAGATGCATATTCTCAAATTGAACTTGATAACCTTTTTAAGGATGGCTTACGACGGTTTGAAAATAAAATTCCTCCTGGATATAAAGATGTTAAAGAAAAAGAGAATAGAAAGACAGTTAACAACGGATTGATTTATGAAGATAAATTTGGAGACTTAATTTTCTGGCGTCAGATTCTTGATATTTCTAAAAAAGAATCAACTAAATCTGTGATATTGGTGACAGATGATAATAAAGAAGATTGGATTCTCAAAATTAAAGGGCAAAAGAAGGGGCCTCACCCAGAACTGATACATGAATTTAAAAAGGAAAGTAACGGAAAACTATTCTATTTATACAATACAGAACAGTTTCTTAAGTATGCAACTGAATTTTTGAGGTTAAATGATGGTTCACTGGATGTTGATGAAGCAATTAAGAATGTAACAAGCACGAAGGAACTATTACACAATCTTCAGGGGCCAACCGGTGTTCAGTATGTAGAGGTTATGGAGAGTGATAAATTTAATAGAATAAAAGGAGATGGAGAATATAAATACTTCTACCAGTATAATATAACTCTTTATTGTATCGTGGTTAATAAATGGGAAAATATTTTACATGAATTTATCAATGACCTAGAGAATATGTTTAATCTTTATTTAAAAATCTACTCCACATCAGTAAAAGGTAATGAAATAATTAAACTGGAAGTTATGACAAACAAGCCATTTAACAGTCTTATTATTGATCTCTTAAATAATGTCAATAAAGAGAGGTACATAGTTACCGAAATAAATGGTTACTTGGAAGATTAGCAATTACATTATGAATTTTGATTCGAGCCTATTCCTGCAGTATTCGGAATAGGCTTTTTTGTCTTACGAAAGCCACCTATAGATGAAAGCTATTATTATATGAAACAACATAGTTATAACCTATCAATGGTTTCATAATCTTCCTCCTATATAGCCGCTCCTTCGGGGGCGGCGCTTTTAAAATCAATGCAAGAAAGAGAGGTGCGTATGAATGCTACGATATCTGTTCAGTAAATTGAATGAAATTATTACTATTTTGCTCATTCTTATTCTAGTGCTAATGCTTGTGAATGAAGGAATGAGGCTTCACGCGAACATTGTAATGAAGAAGCAAATCAGCAAGAGCGAGACTCAAATTGAAAAGATAGATCAGATGCTACTTCAGGTCGAGGAGATGTTGCCATGAAGGTAGTGGACCTGGACAAAGAAAAAATGAAAAGAAAAGATATTCTCAGCCCGTCTCTTGTTGCGGAGGCTTTGCGGGAGGATATATCGAGCAAGGAAATTGATACGGTCATTACGATTGTAGTAGAGAAGAACGGGGAAACAACACTAACTTACAGTAGTAATGATCGACTCAAGGTCATCGGAATAATGGAAATGATCAAACAGGAAGCCTGCTTAACAGGAATTGATAATTTATGAAAGGAGGCGTTAGGGTTGACATTGAAAGCACTCCCCCGCCCTTCTCCCGTACCGAGCAAGTCAGAACATCAGCCCTCAAAGTGCAAGGGCTGTATTTGGGGAAACTGGACGGGTGTAAAGCAGTTCTGTAGCAAGCAGAGGTGTGTATATTATGAAGACAAAAAAAGTTAGGTTGATTATCTGTTAGCAGGTGAGATGTTTTTAATGACGCATTCTTTATATCTTTCTGGATCTAAGGAACCCTTGTGTATCTTCCCGTCTAACACGTAATTATCCAAGTGCTGCCCACACTTTTCTAATTCCACATGTCTTACGCAGAGCACCTTTGCATGGCCCTTATTTGTATCGCAATGTGTATCTGCATAATAAGTTTTTGATTTATCCTGAGTGTTAATAGAAGGATCGATTTCATTAGAAACAAAAGTAGTAGTTTCAGGAATTGTAGTTGTCTGGCTGTTTAAATCAACAGGCTTTTTAAAGGACAAAACTAAAAACACGAGATAAATGATTAGAATTGAAAACAATAATACCACTTTTTTCATGATTCACCTTTTGTTTTTTTTGCTAAATCATATCATCAAAAGAAGGATGATACCATCAAGAATTGTGGTTTGTATTCAAATTTAATTTCCCAAACGCTTGGGATTTTGAAATGAGGTGGTGATATGAACTTTGTACAGCCGATTCGGGATCAGGAAACAATCGATGCTATTAAAGATTATCTGATGCGGCAGTCGTACCGAAATTACATGCTGTTTGTATTCGGCATCAATACAGGACTTCGGATTCAGGACGTGCTGAAGTTTAGAGTGAGGGACGTAACCGGCGATTACATTGTCATGAACGAAATGAAGACGGGCAAGCGAAAGATCATGAAGATTACCCCCACTCTTAAACGGGAAATCAAGCGTTATACAGCAGACATGAATCCAGGCGATGTATTGTTCCCTTCTCGCCAAGGCGGTAAGAATAACCCGATCAAACGGGACATGGCCTATAAGATCATGAAGAAGGCCGCTGTTGAATTCGGCCTGGTTGATATCGGGACTCATACCCTTAGGAAGACATTTGGCTATCACATGTATCAGAAGACGAAGGATATCACTCTCGTTCAGAACATGCTGAACCATTCCGATAAGAGTATCACCATGAGATACATCGGCATGGATCAGGACATGATGGATGCTGCAATGAATCGCTTTGGATTATAAATGTTGAAGAGGTGCTAAATGAGAAAAGACCAAAAGAAAACCACCGCAAAGACGGTGGTCAACCCAAAAGGAAGCTATGAATATTCGTTATCTAAAGCTGCCGAATTATCGGAGGATCATCAGGGTTTCCTGGTATCTTTGGATACGCAATATAATCAGCAGCAATTCCGTATTGAAGAGCGGTCTTGTAGAGACGAACTTCATCTTCATGCAACTTTGAAATCTGCTCTTGTTGAATCTCGAATTCGTACTCAAAGCCTACGATCTGCCAGTGAGATTTCGTGATATAGTCTACAGCTCTTAGCTTGGCTTTCTCTTTGTCATCGGAAATGACCCAGATATGCGCCTTTGCACCGGCGATATCTTGACAGTCTTTATTATCAGGTGATGGAACAATGTTAATCACAAAAAAATAGGGTCTCATCTTTATCACCTCCCTCTGAAATCTAGTTTACCAGAATGAGGAAATGGATAGGGAGATTCATGAGTTTCTTATATTTAACGAGTGTGGAACTGAGACGAGGAATTAGCTGAAAACCCTTATGGGAGTAGGGGAGAGAGAATCTCTTCCAGTTATGCTCTTTAATAAGATATGGATAACTTAGAGAGCAGCGGCAGCCTTCCAGACCATTGAAAACCCGGAGCCCATACGGGGCAAGGGATTGAAGGGATTTTCCTGAAAAGTACCAGAAAGTGGGAAAAGGGTCCTTCCCAGGGGGTGGCCCCCATGCGGGTACTAGCGAGCCCAGAAACGGGCTGAGTTTTATAAAATTTGCACATAAGGCATTGTGCATTTAGGAGGGGGTATTTTGAGTGGAAAAGTAAAAGCAAAAATGATCGATGGGGCCTTGTGTGTCGCTACTTCTGAGCTCTGCGAGGTGTTGGGCGTGCATCGCAATACAATTGCACAGTGGGAGCGAAGCGGGATGCCGAAGAAGGCAAGAGGATGGTACTCGCTCAAGGATACTTTCAATTGGGTCATTGAAAACCGTGGGGTGAAGAAAACACCGGATACGGAAGAAGAGATGACCTTGTCTCAGCAGAAGCTATATTATGAAGCGAAATTGAAGGAACAGCAGGCGGATGCTGCTACTTTGAAGAATGACATTGCCAAAGGTGAATATATCAGACGCGAGGACGTTGTGAGCGAACTCCAGCGTTTTTTTGTTTCCCTTAAACGGTCAATGGGAGGCTATAGCAGAAAGATTGCTATGGATATTGCTCCCTATTTGGACCCGGAGCAGGTTCGTGTGATTGAACAAGAAATTGCGGATGCAACGAATTCCGTACTGCTGCAACTGTCGGTGCGGGGTGTGTACGATGCCAGAAAAGACTGAGGCAGTATTGCCTGAATGGCTGCTATCCTCGCTCAAGGTATTGAAACCGCCCGAGAAGCTGACTGTATCTGAATGGGCTGACCGTTACCGCGTACTGGATAGCAAGACTTCCGCCGAACCTGGGCCGTGGTCTACTGACCGAACTCCGTATTTGCGCGGGATTATGGATGCCTTCACGGATCCTCGCATCGAAGAGATTATTTTTGTTAAACCGACACAGGTTGGTGGCACGGAAAGCCTGAACAATATGTTCGGATACGTTATTGCGCAGGATCCTAACCCAGCATTGATCGTCTATCCGATGTTGGAGCTTGCGGAATACACGTCGAAGAATCGGCTCCAGCCGATGTTGGAACTCAGCCCGGCATTATCAGGGCGATTCAAACCGGAAGAAAGCACCGTTCGCGAACTGCAATTCGAAGGTATGTATGCGGTTATTGCTGGTGCGAACAGCCCGGCTTCTTTGTCATCGCGCGCCATTCGCTATCTTTTCATGGATGAAGTGGACAAATACCCTAAAACAGCAGGTAAAGAGGCTGATCCAAGAGCGCTAGCGAGGGAACGTACAAAGACCTTCCCATTTAATAAAAAGATTATGCAGACATCAACTCCCACGCTCAAATCAGGCCCCATCTGGCAGGCTTGGCTCGGAGCTGATGTCAGGATGCACTACTTTGTTCCATGTCCACATTGCGGGCAGCTTCATACGTTTAAGTTCAAGCAAATCAAATTCGATTCCTCATTGGCACCGGAACAGGTGAGAGGAACAGCTTTTTACGAGTGTGAGAGCTGCAAAGGACAAATCAGAGACGCACATAAACCCTTGATGCTGCGAGGCGGGGTGTGGCGTACAGAATCGGGCTCGACAAAGCCTGGCGGCAAGACCGGGTTTCACTTGAATGCAATCTATAGCCCTTGGGTGAGGTTTGGAGACGTCGCATATGAATTTTTGATTTCCAAGAGGTCTCCGGAAGAGCTCATGAACTTCGTGAATAGCTGGTTGGCTGAGCCTTGGGAGAATACGCAAGTTAAGCTGAGCAGTGACAAGGTGCTGGAACGGGCGAGTGAATACGAGGAAGGCGTTGTGCCGGACCGGACAATCCTGCTGACGGGCGGGGTTGACGTCCAAAAGGACCGAATGTATTACACAATTCGGGCATGGGGAGAGAATATGGAGAGCTACAACGTCCGTCATGGCGTTGTGGAGACGTGGACTCAGATTGAGGATGTTATGAATATCTCCTATTGCACTCGTGATGGAACGGAATTCTTTGTAAATCTCACGGCGATTGACTCCGGTTATAATGCTGATGAAACCTATGATTTCTGTGCTAGAAATAGTGAATGGGCAGTATCTGTTAAGGGTTCAAATACACCATTGCCGACGAAATACCGACACACCAAGATTGACCGCGAGGACAAGGGCATGTATGGTATATCGCTCTATCACGTTGACGGCGGATATTACAAGGACTTTATTGCTGGCCGTATTGCTCGTAGCAAGGATGAGCCGGGGGGCTGGTTTGTCTATGTTGGTTGCGACCTTGATTATGCAGAGCAGATCACAGCGGAGGAGAAGGTCATCGAGAAGAACGGTCGTCGTGATGTTGAAGTTTGGCGACCGAAGACAGCTCACGCAGATAATCACTATTTGGATTGTGAGGTATACGCGGCATTTGCTGCTGACTGCCTTGGCATCCGGTATATGCGATATGAAGCTCCAGAAGCGCCAAAACCTGCTGATAGCAAGGCCAAGGCGAACAATTGGGTAGGAGGTGGGAAGTGGTTATGAGTGACGAAGAACGAATTGAGGAGCTTCGAGAAGAGTTGAGGCAGGTGAAGACTGCTATTGCTGCTATACAAAGCGGAGCTCAAGAGTATCGCATTGGCAGCAGGCAATTGCGCCGGGCTGATCTGGCTCTACTGTACAAGGAAAGAGACCGGTTGGAACGGGAGATTCTGTCTGCTGAGTGTGGCGGATCAATCTTTCATCACGCCTATTTCGAGGGGAGATAGACCGATGATCAAAATAGCTTGTAGGCGATGGAGGGGGCCTTGGATAGCAGCAGCTATCCTGCTTGTAATTATCTGTATGCTTCATGACTTTATTAGCACCCTGGGGAGGAGGTGAATGTAATGGGTTGGATAGATCGATCTATCGCTACAATTAGCCCTAGATGGGCTTACAAGAGAGCGGCCTGGCGTAGCGCGATGAGCGTGTTCGATTCTGCTGACCAAGGTCGATTGAATCAAGGCTGGAATCCATCAAAGAGCCCGAATGAATGGAAGAAGGAGCAAGAACGTTCGTTGATTCGTGCCCGTGCCCAGGATTTGGAGAACAATAGTGATCTGGCCGGGGGGATTCTGCAGGCATTTGATCGCAATGTAACAGGCACAGGAATTATGCTGCAAGCAAAGGTTCCGCACAATGTCGAAGGGAATAAGGATGGAGCAATCAATCAGCAGATCGAATCCCTATGGGAAGAATTTTGCGAGGCAGAAAACATAGACGTTACCGCTACTCAATCTCTCGACGAAATGACAGAAATGATTATTCGGAGATACATCGTTGACGGCGGGATATTTATTGTGAAAGTCTATGTCAAGGACAGCAATTTCCCCTTCAAGTTGCAGATTCGTTCTGTCGATGACCTGAGTACGCTCAAGGTTCCGTCGGATAAGAGGATTATTGAAGGAGTCGAACTTGACGAATTCAATAAGCCGATTGCGTATCACTTCAAAAAATACGATGGATATTTACTGCATCCAACCGAAACGGTGCGCATTCCTGCTGAAAACGTTATCTACCTATTCAAAAAGAGTAATCCGCAGCAGATACGGGAGGTTTCGCAGCTTGCAACCGCTCTGCCTCGAATCAAGGATGTGAATCAGTTCATCGAGGCGATTTCCATCAAAGAACGAGTCATGGCCTGCATGGCGGTATTTATCAAGAAGGATACTCCACAGGGGGGAGTAGGGCGCGGAGTGAGGTCGTCGGCTGATGCTCCTGTCAGCTATAGCGGCGTATCCTTATCACCGGGAATGATCGGGGAGCTGAATCCAGGGGATGAAGTTCAAACGGTCATCCCTTCAGGGCAAGCTTCGAACACTAAGGAATTCATTGCGACGCTGGTCCGCATGATTGCGGCAGGGTTGGGTTTGAGCTATGAATCGGTTTCTCGGGATTTGTCGCAAGTGAACTATTCGTCAGCTCGTCAAGGGCTGATTGAGGATAGGAAGTTGTACAAGAAGCTTCAGAAGATGCTCATTAAGCGTGTGCTCAAGCCGATCTACCTCGAATTTATGGACAGCATGTTTTTGAGTCGAAAGCTGAACCTCCCGGATTACTTGAAAAATAAGAAGCTTTACACCAATCATGTATGGGTTCCGCCTGGAAGCACATGGATTGATCCCAAGAAGGAAGCCGATGCCAATAAGATTGCATTAGAATCTAATCAAGACACGCTTGCCCGCATCTGTGCGGAGCGCGGCGAGGATTGGCGGGATGTTGTGGTGCAGCGGGCAGCCGAGATTAACCTGATCAATGAATTGATTGGAGAACGAGGAGGAGGGGATAGTCAGAATGACGATGAGGAAGACGACGATGAAGACATTGAATCAACTGATGACGCTGCGTAGAGACGGCGAGAAGCCCGACAATCATCTTAGCCGAACACTGACATTCGCCCGTGATACCATCAACGAAGAAGAGAGAACTGTGGAACTCTCATTTTCTTCAGAAGCTCCGTATGAGCGTTGGTTCGGCAATGAAATCTTGAGCCATGACCCCGATGCGATCGACCTATCCAGGTTGAACGAAGTCGGGGTTTTATTGTTCGCTCATGGGCGGGACTTCAACTATGGAAGAATGCCTATTGGAGTCATTAATAAGGTTTGGGTGGACAATGCAGAGCGAAAAGCAAGGGCAATTGTACAGTTTGATGATGACGACGACAGTGACAAAGTATTTCAGAAGGTCATTAAAGGCGTTATTAAAGGAGTTTCTGTAGGATACTCAGTGAGTAGCTGGGAGGAAGTAAGGCCAGGCAAAACGTCAGCAAATGGGAGGTTCATGGGACCGGCTCAAGTTGCTCTTAAGTGGCAGCCTTTTGAAATTAGTATCGAACCAACGCCAGCCGATCCGTCGGTCGGCGTGGGTAGAAATCATAAAATCCCAAACGCTTGGGAAAATGAAGAAGGCGAGGATGAAGGCATGAAGGGATTGAAAATGATCGCATTGGCGGCACAGGGGTTGATGCACGCTCCGGATACAGGAGGAGGCAATGGTGGGGGCGGGACTGGTGAACGCGGTGTAACTCCTCCGGCGGTTCCAAACCCTAATGAAGCGGAGATTCAGCAACGTGCGGTTGCGGCTGAAAGACAGCGCACCACGGAAATTAATGATTTGTGCCGTAATTTTAACATGGACCCGACTCCATATCTTGGAGATGGCAGCTCCGTCGAAGCTGTTAAGGACGCCATTTTGAAAAAGCAGATTGAAAGCAATAAACCAAATCAATCCGGTATTCGCGTGGTGGCTGAAGAGACGGATAAATTCCGCGCCGCTGCATCGGATGCGTTGCTGATGCGGGCGGGCAGAAGTGTTTCCAATCCGGCTGCTGGAGCTACAGAGTTACGGGCAATGAGAATGAGGGACTTGGCAGTTGATTGCTTGCAACGTGCAGGGATCGACGGCGCACACCGGATGAGTGATGAGGATCTGCTGAAACGCGCCTTATCGCCCGACACGACCTTCCAGTCGATTATTTCCAACGCCGCCAACAAGACGCTGTCTCAAGCGTACCAGGAGGCACCGACAACCTTCCAACATTGGACAGGTAAAGGGTCGAATTCTGACTTCAAAGCCGCTGAACACTATCGGATTTCCGAGGCTGGCAGTTTGGAGCTCACTCCTCAAAATGGAGCGATCCCTTACGATACGGCGATGAAGGATGAGAAGGTCAATAAGGCGATCCTTACTTACTCCAAGCGCTGGGGATTCACACGCGAAGCGTTTATTAATGACGATTTGAGTGTGCTTTCTCGCGTTCCGGCGGCCTATGTGATTGCGGCGAAGCGAGGCATTAACGCACTCGTCTATAAGATGCTGGCATCTAACCCGCTTATCTTCGACGGAGAAAATCTCTTCGGTGCAGCTCATGCTAATCTTGGCACTGGCGGGGCGATTAACACCCAAACGATGAGCGAAGGCCGCAAAATGATGCGCACACAGAAGGGGATTCGTGGCGAGGCAATCTTGAACATCGCTCCGAAATACCTGCTTGTCCCAGCAGAGCTTGAAACGGGAGCCGCACAGCACCTTCGCAGTGAAGCTGATCCTGACGGGAAGCATAGCGGAGTAACGAATGTATTCCGCAACTCTGTTGATCTGATTGTTGATGCAGAGCTTGATCAATATTCTAGCTCTGCATGGTACTTGGCTGCTGATGCAAATATTGCGGATACGATTGAAGTTACGTACTTGCGCGGCCAAGAAGAACCAACGCTTGAAACGGACATTCCTTTCGACCGATTGGGTATGGATTTCCGGATTATCTTCGATTATGGCGTAACCATTCTGGATAGCCGCGGCATGTTCAAGAATCCGGGGGTGACAACTCCATGATCTTGAATGAAGCTCTAAATTACGGTGGACGATTGTATATGGCTGGTGAGAATGTTAAAGGGAAACTGCCCTTGGATCTGATTCGGACATTGAGGGACAATGGGAAGTTCGCTGATCTTGATACCGAAGAAAACACGGGTTCCCTGATGGAGGATCCGGAGGGCGGTTCTACTTCCGGTGAATCAACGGATCCTCCTGCCCAAGTCCCAGAAGGGGAGGATATTGCTGGTGGTGAGCCAGTGAATCCGCCTCTGCCTGCTTCGGTTCCTATGGAGACCTCCGACAGCATTCTGGACGGTATTCTTTCAGGGGCGTCGCTGAAGATTCTTGAGCCGGGCGAATTTGGAAACCTTACTGCCCCTGAGCAAAAGTCCAAGCTTAAGGGCTTGGGAATCGACCCGGCCAGCAAGGAAGAGGAGCGAATCGCTCAGTATGAAGAGTGGTATCAGGAGCAAATAGAGGCAGCGTACAACGGGGAGGAATAGAACAATGGCTATATTTGAAGTTGCCAGAGGTTTTACTGTGAGAGACGGTAAAATCTATCGTGCAGGTGATCTGTTTGAAGCCGACCCGAAGGACGTAGAAAAGGAACTGAGAAAGGGGAGCGTTGTTCCGAGTACAAAGGAGCTCCCCGAACTTGAACCGACAAAAGCAACACGCGCGAGGTCGAAACCATGAGCTTCAAGGATCAATTAGCTCAAGATATTGAGACAGTATTTTTTAATTACAATGAGTTTGCTGATGAGGCTATCATTGACGGTAAGAAGCAGATCGTTATCATCGATGATGAGCAATTAAAGAAGCGAGCTGAGAAGGAGTATATCGGCATATCTGCCGGTCTGCTCCTTTATTTTATTCCTAAATCAGCCTTGGATAAGGAACCGGCGATAGGGGATGTTCAGAAGTTTAACAACAAGCTCTATTACGTGGAAGATGTGAAGGAAGTAGACAACGTGTATGAAATTGTGTTGAACACGAATCGCGGTGAGTAGCATGACCAGCAAAATCAATATCGATACTTCTCAACTGAATAAGATTGTGTACGGACTGAAGGATGCGGAGAAGCAGATGCCCGGGGCTTTTGTTGCCGCCTTGAACCGCACGCTTGATCGCGTATATTCCCGAAGCGGTCGCATAGTAACGCAACAATACAATGTGAAGGCATCCGAGATCAAGGCGTCCATGACGAAGAACAGGGCCTCTTTCTCACGGCCAAGAGCCTTTATTCGTGTCCGCAGCAAGCGGTACACGTTAGGGCGTTTTCTTCCCGGTGGACTCAAGTCTAAATCAAAAAAGGCAACGGTAAAGATCAAGAAGTCAGCCGGGCGAAAACCAGTGTTGGGAGCGCCAAAAGCCTTCGTCCAGCGTTCGCCGGATGGCAATACGCATATCTTCCGCAGAGAAGGGGATAAACGCTATCCACTTGAGCTGCTACGAACGATTTCGCCTACACAGATGGTTGAAAATTTGAAGGTGATGGAGTCTATTCAGGATGAAGCAAATAGCTTCTTAGCTGATCGAGTAGAACACGAAATCCAGTACCGCCTAAAGAAGGTGAAAGGCAATGGTTGACAATACGACCCTCGAAGCGATTCAAGAGTTTTGTCAGGTTCATGTGGTTCCAAAAATTAAATTGATGGCTCCAAACGATGATGACGTGACGCAGTACCGTTTGATGCATCCCAATGTCTTTATCGGATGGCTTCCGCCACCGAATCAGCTTGAAGAAGTTCCTTTGCAGCTTCCTGACGGTGTGAAGAAGGCTATTCCGGCGATTGTTGTTGGTATGGACGAGGGGGAAGACGATGGAAGTGAGGCGGGATTAAATATTCGCTTGAATTTCATCGTCTACAATCCTGGATATTATCCGGAGCCGGGCGTGATCATCCCGAACTATAGGGGATATCAGGACCTGCTTAACCTGATTACGATATGCCGACGAGAGCTATCCTCGCAGTATCTTATTGGCAACGGCGAAACGGCTGCTCAGAAGCCGTTTCGCTGGGGGATGTATCAGCAACAGCCAGTTGGATATTGGGTAGGTTGGATGTCCTTCCGGGCTGCAACAGTAACATTGCCGTATATTCCAAAACAAGATTTACTCGACTTTTAGAAAGGATGTGAACAATTTGGCTTATAAACATGGTGCTTATGGAGAGCTTGAGCCTAGCACAGACACGCTGCCTCCCTCTGGGGTGGGGACATTGCCGGTTTATATTGGCACAGCGCCGGTGCAGCAACTGGCGAACGCTGCTGCTGTGAACGTACCCATCATAATCAACAATTATGAGGATTCCGTAGCGAAAATAGGCTATTCGGACGATTGGAACACGTTCACCTTATGCGAAGCGGTGTATGCTCACTTTAAGAATCGGATTCAGCCTATCGGGCCTATTATCATTATTAACATCATGGACCCCGAAGTGCATTCCAGCCCAGAAACGGTTGAAGTGACTATTATTAATGGTGTCGCCTACATTGACGCTCCGGCCGTGCTGGAGTCAATTGAGGTTGCAGGCGCAATACGCGGAGAAGATTATGAGGCAATTTATACAACAGACGGACGTGTGAAGCTGGCCGCTTTGCCCGGTAAGACAATCGCAAGTCCGGCCTCAGTCACTTACAACAAGATGGATGTATCCACAGTGCAGCCAGCGGATGTTATCGGTGGTAATTTAGCGGGAAATCGAACGGGCCTGGCTGTGATTGACCTTATCTATCAAAAGCTGAACCAAATCCCGACCTTGCTTGCCGCTCCTGGATGGTCTCAGATTAAAGAGGTCAAAGAAGCAATGATCACGAAGGCGCAAAAGATCAACGGACATTGGGATGCTGTTGTGTTGGCCGATCTGGATGCAAGCTCGTCGGTGGGGTCTATTGCACAGGCGATCGCCTGGAAGGAAACCAACGGGTACACGGATGTTCCGCTAAAGGTGGGATGGCCCAAGGCAAGCAGTGCTGGCCGCACCTTCTGGGCATCTACGCTAATGGGTGTCCGGATGCAGCAGACGGATTTCGCAAACAATAATGTCCCTTATGAATCTCTATCCAATAAGCGGGTGGATGCGACATCTACGGTACTTACTGATGGAACAGAAGTCAACTTCGATGAGCTTCAAGCCAACGAGCTGAATGCCGAAGGGATAACAACCTTTAATTTTCGCGATGGGATGTGGGTGCTTTGGGGCCCGCATAATGCGAATTATAAGCATGGCGTTGAGATTAAGCCCGAGAATGTGTTCGATGCATCAATCCGTATGGCTCGATACTTAACAAATACCTTTCAGAAGAACTATGGTAAAGATGTGGATGGTCCACTGAATCGGAGCAAGGTTGATACAATCCTGAATGATGCGGGCATCTGGCTCAATGGATTGGTTGCGGATGGCTACTTGCTATCGGCCTCGATTAACTTTAATGAGACGAGCAATCCTGTGAGTTCGATGGTCGAGGGTGATTTCATTTTCGATGTGAAGAACACTAATACTCCTGTTACAAAATCTCTGTCCTTCCGCGTTCGTTATACAACTGAGGGATTGGCCGTACTATTCGGGGGTGAAAGCTAATGAAAATCGCAAATAAAACGATTCAATACAGGCTCAAAGCCACAAATACAGCTGGCAACCTTGAAAATATTGATGATACAGCCAATGTAACGTTGCCGTCCATCGAAAAAATGACGGATACACAAAGTGGATCCGGTATTATGGGCGAGATTGATATGCCTACGTTTGCTCAAATCGGATCCATGGTGTTTACGATCAGCAATCGAGCAGATACGCCTCAGTATTCGATGCTTTCACGACCGGGTGAAATCAAATTCGAATTAGTTTGGGTAATCGACTTATTTGATACTGCGGGGGCAAAAATCGGTATCCAGCAGCACAAATTGTTTATGTCCGGCGTTAACAAGACGTATGGCATGGGCAATGTGGAGGTGAATGCTGGAGCTGATGGTTCAAGTGAGTTTGAAATCTACTATCTCCGGAAAATTATTGACGGCAAGGAAGTGCTGCTGATCGATAAATACAACTTCAAATATGTGGTCCACGGCGTCGATTACACATCTAACATTCTGACAGCTCTCCAATAATGGGGAGCTGCTTACGTTTAAGGAGGGTTATTATGCCAACTTTCAAATTAAGTAAAGCAGTTAACATCAATGGTGATTCAGTAAATGAATTACCTTATAACTTTGAGGACATGACAGCAAGGGATAAGGCCGAAGCTACCAAGTCGTTTAAAAAGGCGGGTAACATAGTGATGGTCCAGGAGCTTGATTCTGACTATCATTTGTACCTGTTTGCTGCTGCAGTTAAAAAAGTTAATACATCGATCGAACCGGAAGATGTACTGCGGATGAGTGCAAAAGATGCCGTGAAGGCGGAGGCTCTTGTTCGGGATTTTTTCTTTCTCGGTTCGGGGGAATCGTCTCAGACGAATACCTCAGAGGATGCATTACTCAACTAACCTTCAATCATTTTGCCACACGAACAGAATGCATGGAGATGAGCATAGTAGAGTTATTTGAATTCTACGAGTCGCTTGCAGATGAAGCCGAGCGCCAGCGGAAGGAGGCTGAACGACACCGTGGCAAATAAACGCGAACTAGAAGCGCTGATTGTGCTAGCCGGGAAGATCGACCCAAGCCTCCGGAAAGCTCTATTGGAGACACAGAAGAGGACGGAGGGGTTGAGCAAGCAGACGGGCCTGATTGGGAAGGTTGCACAGAAGTCCTTTGGCATTATGAAAAATGCTGCTGCCGGAGGCATGGTCGCCCTTGGTGTTGGTATGGCATATGCGGGCAAAGTTGGTCTTGACCTAGCATCTGACCTGACCGAGGTTCAGAACGTCGTGGATGTCACCTTCGGTAAGGGGGCTGAGCAAATAAATGAGTTTGCTCAGTCTACTCTAAAAGCATTTGGACTGTCGGAGCTATCTGCCAAGCAATATTCCGGTACATTAGGCGCATTGATGAAGGCTTCAGGGGTATCAAGCGACCATTTAATCACCATGTCCGAGAATCTGACTGCCTTGGCCGGTGATTTTGCATCCTTTCACAATCTTGATCCTGCCGAATCGTTTGAAAAGATCAAATCGGGGATATCCGGAGAGACAGAGCCTCTTAAAGCACTAGGCATTAATATGTCGGTTGCCAATATGGAGGCTTTTGCGCTTTCAAAAGGTATCAAAACCGCCTATTCCAAGATGGACCAAGCCAGCCAGACGATGCTGCGTTATAACTATCTGATGGAGATGAGCAAGGACGCCCAAGGCGACTTTGCGCGGACGCAAGATAGCTATGCGAACCAACAGAAGTTGTTTGGTGAGAGCTTTAAGCAGCTCGCGGGAAATATCATGAGTGCAGCGCTGCCTGCATTCACGAAGCTTTATGAGAAGGGCAATCAACTCATAGACTCTTTTGCGGGCAGTCCGGAGAAAGTAGAACGGCTCCAGAATGTGATAGCGAAGGCGGCGGATACGGTAATCAATGCACTCCCGAAAATCATAGACGGGGCAAAAAGGGTCTTGAATGTGGCCGGAAAAATCTATTCGTTCATTTCAGGAAACTGGTCCGTTATCGAACCTATGATTGTTGGCATAGTTGCTGCGATGGTAGCCTGGAAGGCAATCACTTTAGGAATGTCAGCCTATCAAGGAATTATGGCCGCCATCAAAGGAGCGACAATCGCAACAACGGTGGCGCAGTGGGGACTTAACACCGCGGTACTGGCTAACCCGATGACCTGGATTGTCTTAGGTATTGCCGCTGCAATCGGGGTTGTGGTTGCTGCTGTCTATTTGCTCTGGAAGCACTGGGATACAGTTTCCGCCTGGATCGTGGGCTTATGGCAAAATAACATCCTCCCGTTCTTCCTAAGTATAGGGGATTGGTTCAGTAATATCTGGACAGGCATGGTTAATGGCTTCATGGCCGCCTGGTCTGGCGTCTCATCTTGGTTCAGCAATCTTTGGGAGGGAATTTTAGGCGTATTCAAGGGATATATAAACCTTTGGATTAAGCCAATAAACATGCTCATTGACAGCCTGAATTCACTGAACATCAAGGTTCCTGATTGGGTGCCTGGAATGGGCGGGAAAGAATTCGGGGTAAGCATTCCCAATATACCGACATTTGCACGCGGTGGATTTGCAAACCAGCCTTCTATCTTTGGTGAGGCCGGACCGGAGGCGGCCATTCCGTTGAAGCGTACACCTCGAAGCCTTAGCCTCTTGAGTAAAACGGCCAAGATTTTGGGGGTAGATGGCGACGGAGACGGAAAGCCTACGTTTGTCTTCGCTCCGGTGCTTGGTGGTGGAGATTCATCCGGAGTTCTGAACAAATTGGAAGAGGCAGCTGACGATTTCTTCGAACGCTGTGACCGTTGGTGGGAGTCGAAACGGAGGGAGAGCTATGCAGGCTGAAACGGTACAGGGCTATAAATACATGACCATGTCTGGAGATACATTCGATAGTATCTCCCTTGATTTTTACGATGATGAGCGCTTTGCCTCAGTTATTATTCAGGCTAATCTCAAGTATCGCAAGGTGATTACTTTTTCCGGAGGAGAGAAATTATTCATCCCGATCATTGATGATCCAGCTCCCACCACGTTACCTCCGTGGAAGCGTGGTGATTAGATGCAGGTCATTTACAATGGTACCGACATCTCACCCTCCATCCAGGCTACACAGGCTATAATCACAGACCGCTCAGGTGGGCATCCCGATGCAGTAACCCTTCAGTTCTCGGACACAGAAGGGCTTTGGAGCCAGTGGAAGCCAACGAAAGGCGATACGTTGCGGGTAATGGAGGCCGGATTTGATTCCGGCCTCATGTATATCGATGAAATTAGCCAGCGGGCCGGGCGCTTTGGTATAGGAGCGCTATCTATTCCACAGGAGAGCAAGACGGCCCGATCCCAGGCTTGGGAATCTGTACGGTTTATGGAGTTTGCAACTCAGATTGCTTCCAGATACGGATTTAATCTGAAGTCATATGGCATCGATAATCATCTGTATGAGAGAGTGGACCAGGTCGAAGAGCCTGACTTTTCATTTTTGGCGGGCAGATGCAGCCTTGAAGGATACACACTCAAGATTGCCGATCAATCAGTTGTCATATACGACGAAAGTAGCTATGAAAAGATCGCGCCCGATCCACAGCTTGCAGTTATTCAGGAGTCGAGCATGAATGGCGACTTTGCTTTTATAGATAAGTCGGTAGGCATTTACGAAAAATGCATCATCCGTGGACAGACGGCGGCTGAATTTATCGAAGGCGAATTCTCCGCTGCTGGAGTCGCAGGGCCCACGCTTATTAAACGGATGTATGTCAGTAATAAAGTTGAAGCCAACCGCTGGGCGAGGGGGATTCTGAGGAGCCATAACAAGCATATGATAACCGGGTCGCTAACGATTGATTTGAATATTAATTATGCGGCCGGGACCACGGTACAGATAGCCGACACAGGCATGTTCGACGGTGTTTTCTTCATTGACTCGTTGACTCATGATCTGATTAATAATCGAACTAAGCTGAAGCTGCGTAAGCCCTTGGAGGGATACTGATGGTACGCAAAGGGAAAATCACATCAATCAACTTATCTGCCCGAACCGCTCGCGTAACCTTGACCGATTTCGGTGATGTAGTGACCTCGGAAATTCCCTATGCTGACCATGTTGCACCTACAATTAATGCGGTGGCGGTAATCGCTCTTTTTACGGGTACGCTGGCCGATGCAATGATCATTGCAATTCGCAGGGAGGTGTAGGATGTGCCAATTGCAACTTTTCACAAGAAGAGCTTTTCTGTGAGTGCCAGCAAAGTGTATACATTTACCGGGCTGGAATGGTCGGGGGCGCTTGATACAGAGTCCCAAGAGAAACTAAAGAGCAAACCGAGCACCTATATAAAAGGCCAAACATTAGGAACAATGGGTTTTGAGGTGCCGCTTATTGCTGGCCAATACATTGATGTCCGGTCGCAGATTGAACAGTGGGAAGAAATTCGGGATAAAGCGGTTCCGGATTTTTTTATTTTGGGAGAAAAACCGCTAGGAAAATATAAATGGCTGCTCAAGTCGGTTAGCGTCAGCAATCCTCAAATCGATGGCAAGGGGAACATTCTGAGAGCGAAACTGAAGCTAGATTTCGAGGAATATGTCAGGGCTGGATCTGCTCAGGCATCGAAATCCAAGCAGAAGACTGCAAAGACTAAGGACAATACTAAAGTAAGCCTCGACATTCTTCCGGCCTCCTATATCGACAAGCCAGAGGCGAAACGAACTAATGTGAATGCATCTACGGCACGCAGGAGCACCGTCGAATCTAAGCTAAATTCGATGGGGGTGTAGGACATTGTTGGTGACAATAAACACTTCTGAGACCCCTAATATTGATTGGGCCGCTTCCGGAGCCGATGAAATTGTTCAAAACGTCTTCACGCTGCTTAATACGCACAAGCATGAGGTTGCCTATGACCGCACGTTAGGACTTCCAGGCGAATTAATTGATTTGCCTCAATCCGAAGCGGTGCCCTCCACGATCTCTAGCATCTACTCAGTAATTGAGGAGTCTGAGCCGCGTGCGACGATTGTTGACGTCAGATATGGCGGGACGGATGAAGATGGGGGCTTAATTTTTGAGGTGGTGATTGATGTATGACCGATTTTAAACCCGTACAATTTGTCGATACGGATGCGCGAAGCATAGAACAGGAAATGCTCGTTGCCTTCCAGCAAGCAGCTGGACAGCAACTATTTCCGGGTGATCCGAGGAGAATATTCTTGTCTCAGTTATTGCCGATCGTTGTGGGGCTACGCAATGATATCAACTTTACAGGCAATTCAAATTTACTGCCATTCGCCTACGAGGAAATACTCGATCATCTAGGGCTGTGGGTTGGCTCTACTCGCCTGCAAGCAGCCTCGGCACATACAACGATTCGCTTCTCTTTATCTAACGTCCAGCTGGATCCAATCTCGATTCCGAAGGGGACCCGTGTGACTCCTGATGGCGATGTGTTTTTTGCAACGATAAGTTCTGCGGTGATTCCGGCGGGTGACATCTATGTTGATGTTGAGGCAAGGTCTTCTGAAGGCGGGGAGAAGTATAACGGCTATGCTCCTGGACAGATCAAGCTGTTAGTCGATCCAATCCCATATATAGCTAGTGTGTCGAATTTGGATACAAGCTCAGGCGGGACGGATGAGGAATCAGACGATGCTTTCCGAGAACGCCAGCGCCTGGCCCCCGCTTCCTTCAGCGTGGCCGGGCCGGAGGACGCATATCGATATTTTGCCAAATCAGCCGATGTGAACATCATCGATGTTGCTGTAGTATCGCCAGCCCCGAATAAAATTGAAATCTATCCACTAATGGAAGGGGGAGAACTGCCAGACCAGAATGTGATTGACAAAGTTTTAGCGGAAGTTACTCCAAAAAATCGGAGACCGCTTAACGACCTTGTCAGCGTTCAAGCGCCTACAGAGGTTTCGTATTCAATCGAACTCACGTACTACATCTCTAAGGACGATTCCGCCGAAGAGGCGTCGATTCGTGAGGCTGTGGAAGGCGTCGGGGGCGCCGCTGATGCATATGAAACGTGGCAGAGCAGCCAACTTGGCCGAGCGATAACACCGGACAACCTCATATCAAGAATTTACGGGGCAGGAGCATACCGGGTTGTGACGACAGCTCCCGTTTATACTGAAATCGAGAAATCCGAGGTTGCTAAACTTACCGGTCCAAGAACATTGATTTATGGAGGGTTGATCTGATGGACCTCCAGAATCTGAACATGCTGAAGCTTCAAACCAAATTTATGCGCCAGGATAAATCTGTAGTTGGCTACTCTGCTGCCGTTGAAGAGCAATTCAAGAAGATATCCAATGAAACAGACAAAGCCATGATCTATGCTCGGATTAATGAGCTGCCTGGCGAGGTTCTAGACATTTTAGCGTGGCAGTTTGGAGCTGATTGGTATGACGCTTCTGTAGATATCGAAGTAAAACGGGAAGCGATCAAGGATGTGCTTTACCTCGCAAAGATACGGGGAACACCCGCAGCTGTGCAGCGAATTGTTGAGATTTACTTTGGGGATGGCCGAGTAGAAGAATGGTTCGAATACGGTGGCAACCCTGGTTATTTCCGCGTACTTACCAGTAATCCGGAGGCAACGAACGAAAAGGCACAGCAGTTCACGAAGGCTGTAGAGTCGGTTAAACGAAAAAGTCAGTGGCTTGAGGCTGTCGTGCTGGAGGAAACGATCTCAATTGACGACCTGTATTTCGGTGGCGTCCTTCATATTGGAGAGTATATTACTATTTAGGCAGGTGAGATCATCATGTCAAGTTGGAGTAAAGTAATAACGAACAAGGGGAGACAGTTGCAGGCGAAAGCTCAAGCAGGGGCTGAACTTTTTTATACCAGGATGGCCGTTGGCAGTGGCACCTTAAGCGGGCAATCTTTGGAGGCCATGACTGCATTGATCACGCCCGTAACAAACCTCGAAATAACTAGATTGAGGCGTCCACCCGGAACAACAAGGGCTGTTATAGGAGCAACACTGACAAACCAGACTGTTACTACAGGATTCTTTCTACGCGAGGCGGGAATCTATGCAATGGATCCTGATGACGGAGAAATCCTGTATATGTACGCAAACTGTGGAGCGACCGCTGATTATATCTCGCCTGATGGCACAGATCCGATTGAAAAATTTCTTAATTACAATGTCTTTGTCGGATCCGCGGCGAACATCACAGCAAACATTGACGAATCACTTGTTTATGCCACCAAGCAGGAGCTTGATGAGGCGATAGCGGGGATAACCATAGGCGAGGCGTCACTGACAGAAAAAGGCGTGACGCAGCTCTCAAGTGCAACAAACAGCAACGCCGAGGACAAAGCAGCAACCCCGAAAGCTGTCAAAACTGTCGCTGAAGCAGCTATGGCCGCACAGACCACGGCCAACGCAGCAAATCTAGCAGCTGGGGCAGCACAGACCAGAGCAGACCAGGCTTTTCAGTCTGGCAATGAGCGAAAATCAGAAGTGGTTGCCGCGCTTGTTGCCCTTGGGGTATCGGCATCCACATCCGATAGTTGGGATACGCTGATTAGCAAAATGTCCGCGATCATTAAGGCTACGGGTAACGCAACTGCTGCTGATGTGCTGGCGGGCAAGACGTTCAGTAATGCAACCGGTAATGGCTTACAGGGCACGATGCCAAACCGAGGTGCTGGCGGCACGGTCACACCGGGCACAACCAACCAAACGAAGGCGGCAGGGTATTATAACAGTGCCATCACTGTTTTGGGTGACGCTGACCTGGCCCCGGGCAACATCAAAAGTGGGGTTAATATTTTTGGTGTTGTGGGAACCGTTGAACCTAGTACTTACGGATACGCTGATGTAGATGTCTCGCTGGTAGAAGGATATGTAGTTGCTCGTGGGTCTAAACGCCTTGATCTGCTAACAATACCAGCAGGAGTGAAATTCATATCATTTGTAGGCTCGGCCTCTGTAAGCCCCAACAACACCGGGAGCGGTTGTACCGCTTCATTGAGAATAGAAGACAATGACGCACACGCTTCACCTATTATGTCAAGATCATATCCGGACGGAAACTATAATTCTGATATTTTAAATGTAAACCTTATGAGTCGAGAGGTACGTGTTATAGGTTCAGGAATATGGACTACTAATTTAACGACATCATTCGTTGTGGGAGGTCCATATAAGGTATATCTTTTATACCAAAATTCTGCGGACACTGGTTATACCTTTCCAGTAATCAATAATAGAGTTACGGGTAGGTTCTATTACTTCTAAAAAAGAAGGGTGTTGACAATGATCAGAATGTTTAAGTCAAGCGATTACGTCGAAGCAGTAGAGGTTAAAGATTTCACGTCGATCCAGGAGATTATACAACTCACAGGCATGGGTGTTTCCGTAGCCTTTTCACCTTCAGGAGTTTTGCAATCCGTGACCCTCAAAAATGGTACGACAACGCTCACGGCGTTGCCTGGGCAGTACGTTTATAAAAACAAGAGCGGCACCGTCGGAGTTTGCGGCTACGATTACCTCGCTGAAAACTATCCGGACGAAGTCGCCGAACCAACAGCAGAATAAACCACAGGACACGCCGAAAGGCGTTTTTTTATGCCCTCGGAGTGGGTCCGGGGGCTATCTTTTTGAATCGTAGGTGATGGGATGGAATGGACGGTTGTTGTAAGCGTGCTCGCAGCCCTCAGCGGCATGGCTTTAGGGTGGATGGGGCGCACAAGGTCTATTAGGCAAGACGCTGCTCAAGATGCGGGCACAGTGGCTACACTGCAAAACAATGTTGAGTACATTAGACGCGGAGTAGATGATATCAAGGTCGATATGCGTGTGCAAAACCAGCGGATGGACAGCATCGCAGAGCGACTGACGCGAGAAGAGGAGTCGACCAAGCAGGCTCATAAACGCATTGATGAGCTGAGGGATTTAATAAAATTGTGAGAGGATGATTATAAATGACGATCAAATGGTTAAAAGCAGCAGGTATCCGGGCACTCAAGACAGCAGCTCAGACGGCTATTGGGGTGATTGGGGCAACGACAGTATTTGGTGAGGTTAACTGGCCGGTAGTCGGTGGCACGGTGCTGCTGGCTACGGTCACAAGCCTGCTGACAAGTCTGGCCGGGCTTCCAGAGGTAAATGAGTAATGACGCTGACACTGGACTACGTAAAGGCTAAATCGGCCAGTAAACTGCATGGTTTACATCCTGTCGTGCGACAGGCTACGGAGCGCTTAATCGAGCGCTCTTTCGCTTGTGGCGTGCCCATCCTGATTACGCAAGGCTTACGGACCATAGCGGAGCAAGACGCACTGTATGCGCAGGGACGCACGAAGCCAGGTCAGATCGTCACCAATGCTAAAGGCGGCTACAGCAATCATAACTTTGGGGTAGCCATAGACTTTGCATTGCTGCTCCCAGATGGGAAGAATGTAAGATGGACGGTGGGGCCCGCCTGGATGAAGGTGGTCGAGATCGCTAAGTCTCTTGGATTTGAATGGGGCGGGGATTGGAAGAGTTTTAAGGACTACCCACACTTCGAGATGTGCTTTGGCCTGACCACAGCTCAATACCGTGCTGGGTGGGTGCCCAGTGAGATTGCTATGGCAAAAGCTCTGGTTGTAATTAATAGAGAGGATGAAGTCGAGATGAAGGAAGAATTAGCTAAGCTTACAAAGCGGGTAGATGTCCTGGAGAAAGCAGCCGAACGTGTGCCGGCGCCGAAATGGTTTATTGATGAATTTGGAAGCGGCGACCTGGGCGGCGTGATCTCGGATCCGGAATTTACGTTAGAGGGCTGGCGGACACTGGCTGTGGGGTTGCGGGTTGGTAAAATATAGGTTACATTAATATCTGATGTCGCTGACAGGGTTATATTTGCGTAAAAGGGTGAACTTAATGGGGGAGAAGTGGATATTTCTTATTGGGGCGCTAATGTTAGGCGTAGGAGCTGCGGGATACCTGTCAGATTACATCGCCTATATTAGACAGGGTCCGGAAGAAAGAGACAACCCGCTTACACCCTGCCATGTCTGCGGGAAGGAAGTTTCTAAAACGGCTCGATTTTGTCCAGAATGCGGCGAAGATTTTATGGAAGTCAATTTTTTGTCTCAAAGTCCAAAAGCTCTGCTTAGTATTTTTATTATTTTATTTTTGCTGGCTTTAGGTTCGTTATATTTATTTATTTTTGATTAAGATAGCTCTGCTGGCGGTAGGCTGGCAGGGCTTTTTTTGTGTTATGTAGTCACATGCTTGATGTCAGCTAGCGGGATCCACGCCGTCCCGTCTTGAGCTTTGATCTTAACTCGGCTGCGATCCTCGGGCCAGCTCGGCATACCGATCAGGCGGCTTCCGTCATCAAGCTGCAGGGTCAACTGCATCTGAGCATTAATTGCCTTATCTATGTACGTGTACATATTTCACCTCCAGCAACAAACTTCTACATATTGGATAAAAACCCTTTTTGCAGTTCTTGAATACTTATCCGTGTATCGCATATAATACAAACAAACGTTCGTATTTTTATGTGAGGTGTGCAAAATGAGCGAAAAGATGATGGGGAAGGAAAAAATAGAGGATCTTGTTTTAATCAGAGACAACGTTGTCCTTGGCAGTCTATTTACCATGTTGCAGAAAAATGGGGCAGACCTTGAATTTAACCGCTCAATACTTAATAAGGCGTATGCGATGGCGGGCAGATATATCGAGGACAGAGTCCTGGAGGACAGCAAGGCAAACCGCGCGGCGCTCAAAGCCCGTGGAGTAAAAATCCACCGTGAGGAGCACCAGGACAACTTTATTGTCTATTACCACTACACGTCCAGGGGATATACAGACAAGTTTGGAATTACTCGAGATGTCTTGCGCTCGGAGATAAGCTGGCGCTTGGCGGGTTATATATCGGAGCTGGGGGAAATGATTAGGGGCAACTCACAATTGATAGGCAATAAATAATAGCAATGCCCCTAAACACATAGGTCAGGGGGCATCTTTACTTATTCTAAATTATCAATCGCGTACTGTGCTTCTTCCTCCGTAAATTTCTCCCCGTAATCAGAGATCAACTGATCATAAATAGCGGAATCCGACATACTCATAAGTTCTGCGTATTGCTTTGCTTTTTCTAATGCATTTTCTTTCCAGTCAAAAACAATGTTATCAATTGCATATTGAGCAGCTTCCGCAGGAAATCCCTCTCCATATTCAGAGGTCAGTTGATCATAAATCCCTGCCTTAGACATATACATAGACTCTGCATATAATTTCGCTTTCTCTAAAGCCGCTTTGTGTTCTCTAGGGATACTGGCTTCCTTCTCTTCTGCCTCTAGCCTAGCCTTTTCTTCCGCTTCTTCTTTCGCCTTTTTCTCAGCTTCTAATATTGCTTTCTCTTCGTTCTCTTTTTCCTCTTGCTCCTTTTTCTCCTGTTCATCTGCTTTGACATCGTCTGTGGTAGCAACTGCAGTCACTTCGGTCGTGTCTTCGTTACCTTTATTTTCTGCTTCATCAACGGCCGGAGTTGGAGACGCTACGACCGCAATTACAAAGATAGCAAATAGGGCGGCCGTTATAAGAAATTGATTCTTTGCCTTTCCATTCTTCTTAGCCGCTGAAACGATAGATATTACTAAGAAAACAATACATGCCAAAAATGATAATAATCCAATAAACGCCCACATGCTGATAAAACCTCCCTAAAATATGTATATGTGTAGTGTATCAGAACTAGGTAAATATAACCATATACCTGATTGTTGTTATCAAAAGTACTGCAAGTTGAAATTACCAAGCGCTTGTTAATTTCAACTATAAATAAATTGCCCACATGATGCCCACAAACATATGACGTAATGTCATGTTTTCGGGCGTACCGTTAACAGCGGTTTCCGCATCACTACGCATTTTCATGTAACCTTAGTTAGTTGACTAGACAAACTAAGTATAACGTGATAGGATTGAGTTGAAAAGAGCATGAGACAAAATCATTAAGGCAAGACTGATGTAAGGGCTTACTAAAAAGATCATTATATTGTAAGGAGGACGTAAC